TGACCAGAGCGATTTAATACATGGTAGCTATGAGCGTATGGTGAAGGAGCGTAAGAAGAAACTACCAGAGCTAGAGAACGCTATCAACGACGTACTTAAAGACTATGATGGTGGCAGTATCTGTATTGTCGCAATCAAAGAAGATGAGAACGGAGATGCAGAAGGGCATAGCCTATTCATAGGTGGTGTCAGTAAACTCCAGACTCAGATTAAGTTAGGTATGGCACTCAATGATGCCTCAAACCAAGTGAAAGATAAGCTTGTCGAAGGCGTAGGTGGAGACCCAGGTGCACTAGCTGCACTACTAACAGGTCTAGTAGATGAACTTACAGACATTACAAAAGACATGACAGAGGAGAAATAGATGAGTCAGTTTTACAAAATACTAAAGGCAGACCCTCTGGGCGAGCCGTACACTCCTTCGTTCGAGGGAGCTAAGGCTACACAGACATTCTGGTGTCAGCTTGAAGGAGTGGATAAGGATGTGTCTATAGGTAAGCAAGTACCTAACGTAGTCAACCCAGGTGAGCACGTCTATGGCGACCTAGTGTATGCCAAGAGTCAGAAGGGTACAGAGTACTGGAAGTTCAAGTCTAGTAAAGTACCTGATGGTGTACAGCGACCAGCTAACACACCAGCTCAGGCTACTGCTCAAGCAGCTGTAGGTAGTGATGTGATGCCAGCATGGTTCACCCCAGTCTACAACCAGATTAACTACATCTATAAAGAGATGAAGAAGATGGATGATGGTGGAGATATTGAACCAGAAGAGCCAGCAGAGGAAGAGTCAGCGAAGGTAAGCCTCGAAGGTCTATTCCCAGAAGAGCCAGAGGCTAAGTAATGGCATACACAGCAGAGGATGTAATCAGTAAGATACGTCAGCTCAAGGTGGACTACACAGAACAGAACATGGGCAATGACCCCGCTAAGTTACCGCACCACGTTGCGGAGCTTAACGGCTATGCCTCTATATTCTATGAGCACTATGCAGAGTACATCAAGAAGTATGAGCTGCAAGAGGTAGCTGTTGTTAAGGAAGAGAACCAGGCTAGGCTAGAACATAATCGTCAAGATGGTTTATCTAACAGCGAGAGGATGAGCGTAGCCGAGGCACAGCAACGCATTGACGTTAGGATAGGTGCTATGAAGGCAGAGAAGAAACGACTAGAGATACTAGCCAGAGGAACGACACAACATATTAACGTCTGTCAGAGCTTGATGAAGTTATGGCAGTCAGAGGCGAAAGGAATAATGTAATGAAACTAGCAGTACAAATAACGAGCTGGGTAATGGTGGTGTTAGCCTTGTTAGGCTTCACCGCTACCGAAGGCGATACCAACACAATAATCGGTCTTACCTTAATCTTAGGTCAAGCGATAGTAACACTGGTATATATTAAGCAACAGGGGGGCAAATAAATGGAACTCAAGCAAGCACTACAAATAGTAATTGACTACCTAGACGAGGGTATGGAACAAGACCCTAGTCGAGAACTAGCAGATGTATCTAACTACTTACAAGCTATCTTAGATAATAAGGGGGATGAGTAAGATGGCGGGCACAGTAGAAGGTGGGCGTAAAGCTAGCCTAACAAACAAGCAACGCTATGGCTCAGACTTCTATGCTAACATCGGTGCTAAGGGTGGCAAGATAGGTAAAACTGGTGGGTTCTACGCTAACCGAGAACTAGCTCGCAGGGCTGGTAAGAAGGGTGGAACTATAAGCCGAAGGACTAAGAAGAATGGTTAGCTACACTATTAAGAAACCTATCTGGAATACTGAGTCAGTTGGTATAGCCAGTAAGCGAGTGCAGACAGAAGAGGTGATGGAGATAACTATAAGCTACGAGGATGGGGATGGACAGCGTGTCTACCCCCATCGCTACCTGATGAGTATGGGTAAGATACGCACTTACCCTATTCAAGAGGTCAAGGGCACTAAGCTACACATAGTACCTATCGAAGACTTCCACGCTGTAGAGAGGGTAATATGAGTAAATATACAGACCTATATGAAGAGCTGGCAGTCAAAGTTGGTTACAAGAAACTTGCAGAGCTGGTACTACTCGAGAGGTCAGCCAACCAGAGGTACTGGGCTAGGGGTATTCGTAATGCACTCGAGCCACTTGCTCCCGAGCAAGCACGGAAACCTGGGCAAATTAGGCGAGTGTTATCTGTTGCTGAGGTCATGGAAGAACAGGCTAATGAGTATGACCCCAGCTGAGAAACGTAAGAAGACTATACTAAAGAGATACGGCTCGTTCAGCAATATGCTAGCGAGTCGTGACGTAAGAGATTTAATACTAGGGGGATATAATGGCGGCAAAGCAAAAACGGACAAAGGGTTTGCAAAGTGGAGAGAAGGAGAGCTTAGCCGATATGCTAAGAAAAGGGAGCGTGATAGCAAAGGTAGGTTCATTCCTAAAACGCCACAAGAAGACTAGGTTCATAGTAAAAGTACCTAAGGGTAAACCTATAGGCAACGTGATATACACCGTTGAGTCTGCCTATGAGCCAGTACACTTTAACAAGCGTAAGGATGCTAAGCAGTACCAAGAGTTACTAGCCAGGTCTACAGCTGAGTTGAAAGCTGATATAGTAAGACGTGAAGTAACTAAGGACGGTTACGATGTAACCTATGGAGATGGAAAATGATTAGGAAAATAAAAGAGTGGTACTACCACCGTAAAGACCGCAGACATAACCAACAGCAACTCGTCAGAGAGATGACTGGCTATAGTAAAGAGCAACTAGAAAATGCTTACCTATTAGGTTACAATGATGGTAAGAGAGATGGTCTATCTGTCGCTCGACAACAAGCAACAAAAAGCCTAAAGGAGATTTTATGGCAACAAAACAACCAGAGAAAAAAGTAGAAGTCAAAGTAACCGAAGGTACAGTAGCAAAAGCACCAGAAAAGTCATTTGATGAGCGTACTGACAACAGTACTCCACCTTGGCAAAGAAAAGATGGTAGCCAGGACAACGGTGACGTTGTAGTATCTGAGCCTACTATCGAAAAACCTCAAAAATAATAGATGTGAGGTCTGTTAGGTAAGTGTTAGCCCTCTAGGAAACTAGAGGGTTTTAACTTAAACTAAGAGCATGGCTAAGTCAGATAAACAAAAAGCAAAAGATAAGGCATGGGCTGCCTTTAGTATCTACATAAGAACTCGAGACTGTATCAGGTTTAGGCAGAGCTTAACCGATGGTATCTGTGTTACCTGTAAGAGAGAGTACCCCTTCAAGCAACTACAAGCGGGTCACTTTATATCTGGGCGGGGTAACGCTGTACTATTCGACGACCGCCTAGTGTATACCCAGTGTTACGGATGTAACGTAGGTAGGAATGGAGCATACGTTGAGTACTTCGTGTTTATGGAACAGGAGTGGGGCAGAGATAAGATAGATGAGTTTCGTGCACTCAAACACGATACTAAGATATACAAGGAGTTTCACTTCAAGGAGTTGGAGCAGGAGTTTAAGGATAAGACCAAAGCCCTGATAGATGAACACTTGACATCTGTTAAGTAATCTGCTAATGTACTATAAGGTGTCGAGAGACATCAGGCTTGTCAGCTAAAAACCCCCTACTTTATGTAAGGGGTTTTCTTTTTTATGTATGTTAGGGCTTAGTGTGTGTGTTTGTTTAGAGCAGGTGTTTATCTTACCCACGCCCATTTGCAGATATGTGTGGTTAATTACAACTATATACACTGTCGAGCTATACTGTCAAGCTATTTGTTACGCATAATGACAGACAGTGACTCGAAGAGCATAGCGTATGCCTCATCTATGTCGTGGCACATCTGTTTCTTATCTTGAGACTCTTCCTTAGGGTCTTCACCCTCGGTCTCTCCGTACAACTTATCATTCTTCTCTTCTTCGTTCTCTCGGAAGTCTTCATCATCATTCTTGGGTGCGAGTCCTTTAGCGGCATCGCTCACCCCTGTTGCACTAGGCTGTCCGTCTAGCATCTTATAGGCTTCATCCATTGGGTCAGTGTTTGTTTTATCTTTCATAATTGTATTATACCACCTATGGCTTAACAGATGCAGCAAAAGCGTCGTCTGAGGCATCCTTTAGTTTTTTACCTGCTTGGTTACCAGTGTAACCACCAGACACTATATCTATACCCCAAGGGTCAGCAGCTCCACCTGCGGAGTTAAGTTTCTCACCCATCGTGCCTGTCTGGTCGTTCTGGTCAGCTATTGCACCCCAGATAGCCTGAGCTATATCGAAGGCAGAGGGGTTAGCACCTATCCTTATGATACATTCCAAGTTAGCAGGAGCTTCTATGTCTGCGACTATCAAGTCTCCACCACCAGTCAGGGTAACTTGTAGGTTACGTCCAGCATTAAGCTCACCTTGAAGTATGTTACCGCTACCTGTAAGGTTGGCAGTTAATTGACCAGCACCTATGATGCCAGCAGACATATCACCTCTACCTGTGATAGTCATACGCATAGCTCCGTATTTCAGGGGCATGTGGAAGCTAGACTGAGATAGACCACTAGGGAAGGAAGTAAACTCTCTGTTATCTGTCTGCCAAGTTAGCGTGTTGGTTGCGAAGTTCTTAGTAAAGGGAAGACGACTACCTAATAAGGTAGCATTGCCAGCTACTTTGTAACCGTAGATACCGTTACGAAGTAAGCCCATTTTAAGCCCAGCCGAATACTAGCTCACCGTTAATTACGTTATTAGCGGTAAGTGCACCACCGATTTGTAAGAAGAACCCTAAGTGTGCACCATCGTAGATACGAGGTAATTTTATTGGTCCAGTAGAGAAGTCTATGACTGTAGGCGTGTTACCTGCTGCTAGTGGGATGGTAGCGATTGGGCGGTGTAGTAAGAACGCACCTGTTCCACCTGTTGCACCAGTGTTAATAGCGTATGAGTTTACTCTTTGGACTCCGTAGTCACCTACTGCGAGGGGAGCAACATAGCCACCAGGGGTAGCAGTTACACCGACATCACCGTAAAGTGCACCAGCTGGATGAGCAGCGACTGGTCCGTGCATAGAGCGGGCGGTTGCCTGGTCAGCACCACCTTGGTCTCGGTAGTTAGGTGTAATCTGTCCTGCTGCACTTGAGGCAGTAGTAAGAAGAGCACTTAACTGAACTCCGTCAGCCTTAGTCATGCGAGTATCGCCTGTACCAGTCCATGTAGGATGGTTGGTTAGTGTGCTTGGGGTAGTCACCATCACTAGAGATGGATAAACATGTATCAAGTCAGTTAGGACTAGCATAGCTGGGGTCATTGTCGTAGCTGGGGTGTTGATAGTTAGTGAGAGCAAGTGCTTAGTTGCACCTGTTTCTACGGCTGGACCGATAGGAAGTGCACCCACGTCAGTTGAGCTTTTAGTCAATCCTGTACCAGCTGTACCTGTTAGTACGGTTGCACCACCTGTACCACCAGCTGAGAAGGCTTCGTGGAAACGACCAGCTGCTGAGGTAGCCCCAGTATAGACAGTCTTAGTGAACGGTACAGAGAGTATCTGTCCGTTGGTTGTTATTGCGTTGTATAGTGCGTCTACTGTTGAAAAGCCCATATTAGTCTTCCTCGTAAATTATGCCACCAGCAGAGAACTGCGGTTGGACTAGGTTGTTAATCGTTAGTGAGGCAGTTAGAGCTGCGGATGCTAGTACTTGACCAGCTCCTGATGCAGATGTGCCTATAGCTAGGTGTGTAGCCACGACTGGACCAGTGTCAGATACAGCAAACTGTATCAGGGCAGCGTTTTCGGACTGGTTGCCTACTACTGTCCATCCACCAGCATCTCTTGATACTGCGACACGAGCGTAGTTGCCAGAAGCTCCAGTGTAAGATACCTCGTTACTGGTCTGGTCGCCACCCTCGCCAGGGTCGGCTGTGTGAAGTGATAGGTATAGGTTCGAGCCATAACTAGGCATAGCCACGTTATTGAATAAGAACTTTACTATATCGTTTTCGGTTGTGTTTCCTTTTGACATTTTTGTTTCTCCTTTATTGTAATTTTAGCACATTTAGAAGGTAGCACCATACGTTCCGTAAGTTGGGGCTGGACTAGGGGCGGAAGTTTTGTTTGAATATACCGTCTGATAGCCACCTGTACCCTTACCATAGTCTACTACATCAGTGGTCAAGTTCTTCCTTAGAACGTACCAGTTTAGGTCAGTGTCTTCGTAGAATAGATACTGATGTGTACCAGTTTCACTCTTAGCACAGTAGCCATAGGCTGATGTAGCACTACCACCGCCAGAAGATACTACTAATAGGTGTCCGTCATCGTCGACGAGTGCTGCTACGCCCTGACCTGATGCGGTCTTACCCTTTATCGTAGTACCCTGAGACATACTAGCCGTTCTTATCAGATACGTTAATACCAGCTAGTCCGTAGATAAACGCACCTATGGCGTTATATAGGGCTACTTCGTCAACACTGATGTGGTTTTTCTTTAGTAGGTAGACACTAACTAAGTTACCTATACCAAATATGATATAAATTGCTAGTCGTACTTTGTTTGATGGGTTTAGTTTCATATATTCTCCTTTTTATTTTTTGAATCCGCTAAAGATACTTGATAGAAAATCTGTTACCTTCTTCATTATACCCTCTAATGCGGTAACTCGTTCACCTAATTTATCTAGCTCAGTCTTGTCTATAGGCTTATCCTCTGGGGTGACAGGTGCTGCGGGTGGTATCAACAGGTTAGCTTTTTGTATGTCATCACCACAGCTAGTAGCCATGAACTGACTATGCAAGTAGCGTGTTAGCACTAGGTTGCGAGTATCTAGCTCTCTGAGAAGTGTTAGTACAGAGTTCTTAGTGTCCATGTTGGTGTCTACGTCTGGGTCAATCTCGATACCTATCTTATCGTTGCCTAGTGCTCCAGCGTGGTACATTCTCCACGATAGCTTACCTGTTTGGATAATCTGCTTACCAGATACGGTGAAGTGAGGTGCTGTAGTGTTGGCTCGCTTGAAGTGAGCTAGTGAGCCTTGGAGAGTATCTTTACCATCAGTACCGAAGTCGTGTAAGACTACGCCTACAGGTTTAGCAGGGAAGTTACCGACCTCGTAGTTGGTAGTGTGGACTTGCTGAACAGAGGTGACACAGTTTAGTTCCTTCGTGAATACTGGGCTTAGTTCGCTCTTAGGTGGTGTAACTGGTATAGCTGGAGTGGTTAGGTTAGGTAGTCCAGCGGTGTTAGCTCCACCTTGGAACGCTCCTGAGTAGAAGTAGCCACCAGAGATAGCACCGACGAACCAGATGTTATTACCATTGACTGACTCACCTGTAACATAGCCCTTAAAGGTGTAAGGCTCTTTATCGTATGCCCACTCTTTAATGATAGTGGCTGAGGTGGTAGGTGCTGAACGCTGATTAACGCCTGTAGGGTTGCTTAGGACACGCTGGTTGGCTTGTAGGGTAGGAGTTGGGTTTGGTATCACAACTGGCTTATAGCCACCTTGTAGCCACTTAAAGGGGTCTTTGAAGGCTGCGAATGATGTAGGGTAAGTACCCTCGGAGTTTATATCCCAGTGACAGTGGTTGCCTGTGGATAAACCTGTACTATCTGCGGTAGCTACTTGGTCGCCTTCTTGGACTGAGCCGTTAGTTCGAGAGAAGGCTAGGTTGTGCATTAAGCGGTGGATAAATTGACCATCGTTTATGACTACCATGTTCCCACCAGTAGGTGATACTACGTTGGTGAGGCTTCCACTAGCAGGTGCATATATAGGTCTGCCATAAGGTACGCCATAGTCTGTACCAGAGTGATACCCGAACTTAGCGTAACTATCTTTAACACCGAACTCTGTGGTTATGGTGTACGGTGCGTTGACTGGTCGTCGTGCCATGCTTACCCCCTATGTCCGTTCACCCACGCAACAACTATTCCTCCTATTGCTGTTGCTAGAGTTGCTAAAAATATCAATACTTTTCTACCAGCGGTTATTGCATCAAGAGTGCTGGTTATAGTGTCGAGCTTAGTGTTTATCTCTTTAGTAGACGAATTGAAGGCAGTCTTTAGCTCGTCGATGTCTTTTTGCATGGTTTTTTGGTGTTCTTTCATAACAGCCTGAATTGTTTGAACGTCGTTTATGGTCTTTTGTTCTCTAGTATTCATAGTGTTTTCCTATAGGTAGGCGTTCTCAAGTGTTACAACGGGGGCTATTATGTCGTTAATAGCACTTATGACGGTTACGCTAGTTTGGTCTGTTTTATAGTTTAGATAGTATGGGGTGGCGGTTGTGGCAGATATATAACCACTACACGTAAAAGTCTCTATTCTTGCTGTTGCGTTTTCGGTGTAAGACATTGCGGTTTGCGTAATATCTGATTCTGAACTTGCACCCGTACTCAGGGTTGTGTAAATACTGTTAACAAACCCTGTTTTGTTCACATAACCTGCGGCCGTATAATAGCTACGCCATTCTCCAATAGGTGCAGTTACTTTTTGTAATGCGATGTTATACCAGGTACCGCTAACGGGAGAGATCTGTTGTATCCTAGTTCCTCTACCGTATTGACACACCACCGTCCATTTGTTCCTTTGCACAGGCATACCATAAGGTACTTTTTGTGTGGAGTAAGAAACAGCACTCACGCCACCAGATGTAGGGATAGTACAGCCTTCTGCTGTCTGTACTGTAACAACCGCACCATTAACTTTTTGCACAATGTGGTAGTCGTACTGGCTAGAAATTGTACCGTCGGCTTGATTGCCGAATGGTGAGTCTGCATTAGTAGCCACAGCAGAACCGTTAGCTGTCAGGTTGTTAGCGTTTGTAGTATTTAGGTCGTTTATTGTGTTGTTGAAGCTATATGCAGAGATGAGGGAAGTTTCTGTGCCAGCTAGACCTTGTGAGATTGAAGCTAGAATAGTGGCTTGGGTTACTTTAGCGTTGTAGATAGCTACTTGGGCGATTTTGCCTGGGAAGAAGTTCGCTCCACCAATAGCACCTATATTCAAATCACCAGTCTGACCACTAATATCAGCAGGGTTTGAACCGCCCTGCTCTACAATAGCTGGTACATCAACACCATCAATCATTACATAGCATGTGGTTGTGGTAGCAGTATAGGTTGACATGTCTAGTTGTGCCGAGATATGTACCCACTTATTTAAAGGTAAAGACTGGTAGCTGGTAACTCTGCGAAAATTGCCACCCCCCGACTTGAAGCCATTTAGTATCACTCGTCCTGATGAGTTTACACCATACCAAAACCCAGTTGATGTGCCTCTATTCATGATACCTACATCTCCAGATGGATAGCTCGTCAATTTCACCCAAGCACTAACAACAAAGTCATCAGTAAACGTCATAGCAGCAGGAGAAGATTTAGAGTAATACTGGGTAGTACCGTTAAGGGAAGTACATTGGGTAGGGGCGGGTACAGTTCGGGTGGTTCTTAGTCGCATACCGTTAGATAAAAGAGAGGCTACTGTAGATGCAAAGGTAATGTCATAGCTTCGGTTGCCATTAGCGACTACCCCTGTTACTGCTGGTACTAGAGTTCTCCAGTCGTTAGCAGATACTGAGAAGGAAGCGAAGGCATCGTATAGGTCTTGTAGGTCTTCGGCTGTAGCGTTCTGTTGGATAAGAGCACCTGCGACGTGTGACTTAGCGGTTGTGCCACCCTGTCCACGAGTTACCCCTGTTAGCGTGTTGCCTGATAAGCCTGTGTATTTAATAATCTCACGTTGGGTAGTGTTACGAGCTTCGAGTACCATACGACCAGAGGTAGATGTAGGGGCGTTATCTACGATTATGGTAGTATCGCCTGCTCCGATGTCGTTGGTTATTTTACTTGAGTAGAAGTTTTGGTAGGGCATGTTTATTTTTCCTTTACTTTACCTTATATTATCACTTAACGACCAGTACTGCTAGCTCCAACTTTAGGTTTACTTTTACCACCGCCAGAACCAGCGTTTAGCGTATTAAAGAACTCGGCTAGTTGGGGCATTGCTTGAGCTTCCATAGAGTCAAGTCCATTCACACCTTTGGTGAAGTTAGTAATGTCTCCTAGGGTGTTTACATCTGGAACGGAGTCTCCTCTGCCACCTCTTCCGCCCTTACCATAACCACCGTAGGAGCTATCATCGACATCGAAACCGAAGGTTTTATTCTTGTAGACTTCTAGTGAGAGTGGGTCATAACCTTCTATCTTGCGGAGCTTATTGATGCGTTCTAGTCTTCCTTGGGCATAGCTATCGAAGGCAGCAGATAGAGCATCCTTGTTGGCTTTGTAGACTTCTTTAGCTCGTTCTGGGTCTTCTTTCTTAATCTTTAGGTATTCTGCCACGATTGGTGGTTGCTCTACTCTAGGTGAGGCTTTCTTGTAATCAGCGACTCGAGGGTTATCTTTAGCCCCTTGGTATTTTTCCTCGTTCTTAAAGCTCTTATCTAGGTAGTCGAAATACTTATCTTCGTAAGCCTTGTACCAGTCAGATGTAGCTCGTAGGATATCCTGAGCCTCGATGTCATCACCGCTTGGGCGTGAGCGTAGTTCAGCTACATACTTAGCCTGTTCTGGTGGTAGTTGGTAGATAGGGTCTATCTCCCTAATTGGCTTGCTAGGGTCTTTCTTATTGTCTTCTATGCTACGTTGGTTCATACGCTCTGCTTGGCTCTTCATAAAGCCGAAGAGACGACCACTGGTATCACTGTTGATTATATCCCACTTCTCAGGGGTAATAAGGTCAGATGTCTTAGTGCCTTTATCGTCCTTATTTTTAGGTCGAGTACGAGTTGGGTTGTTAATCTGGAAGTACTTTTGGGCTAGGTCTGGGTTCTTATTCAAGAAGTCCTGTACAGCTGGTAGGTCTTCGTCGAAGAAGCGATTACTCTCGGTACGCTTGTCTCGAGTCGGTTGGTCGTTCTTCTCAATCTTAACACCGAACATACGCCCTATAGCCTGTGGCATAGTACGTTCTTTACCGTAGTAGTCCTCTTTACCCCTAGCAGAGCTAATGACGTTATCTGCTTCTGGAGCGAATGGTAGCCCCATTGCTGCGGAACGTAGTCTATTCTTTAGCTTCTCACTATCAGATAAGTCATCTGGGAACTTCTTGATACTAGCATCACCGTCTTCGTAGTACGTCTTATTCTCTGGGTCTGTAATCTGCCTGCCCATGAAGTCTCGGTCTACATACTGGTCTGCAATCTGGCGGTAGAACATATCTCCTACTAGTTGGTTAGGTGCAAACACCTGTTGACCCTGTGCGTTAGTACGAGTAGGGTCTGCGAAGGGGTTAATCTGTCTAAGTATAGCTGAGTTAGGGTCACTGTTTGGCTCTTGTGGGAAGTTAAGACCGATGGCACGAGCAATGTTTACGGAGCTATCACCGATGCCTGGTACACCTTTAGGAATAGGTACGTTAAGTGATACGCCTTTATCTGTGAATGGTATGTTTACCTTGGTTTGACCTGGGGCTTCTTCTCTAGCCTTACGCTCCGCATCTGTTTCACCAGACATATCTGACAATTTATTAAGACCGTATGCTCCTGCTGCTGCTGAGCCGAATGTGCCTACTGGGTTATATACCGCTGCGTTCTTAGCGATACGGAGAAGCTCAGGGGTAAAGCGAGCGAATGGTTTACCGAAGATAGGTGAGTCTGCTGCTGCGTTGACTACACGACCAGCGTTAGCGTAGTTTTGCATACCTAGGTGGACACGAGCGACTGCTTGCTCAGGGGTGAGACCACGAGCACGGAGTTCGTTAAACCAGCCTAGTGCTGTAGCACGGTCAATACCGCCATAGAAGTTACCAGCTTTATCCCAGAGGTTGTCTTTACGACCAACAGCTCTCTCTGGTTGCTTGGTGTTGTTAATCAGGCGACCTGTATCTCCTGCGAATAGACCAGCTAGTTCAGCCTCTTGGACTTGTGGGTTAATCCCCTTGTTAGCATTTTTAAGCTGTTTGGCAGCCTGTGCTGTGCGGAACATCGAAGTCACTGGGTTAATGTTGACGGCTTTAGAGAAGGCAAATTGACCTGAGCCAATGTTACCGACGATTGTACCTGGGCTAAGTGTGGTACGGAACTTCTTATAAGCACGTCCTGGAGCACCTAATACGGAGTTGTGGAAGGTGTTTACTAAGTCACCTGCTGCTTGACCGACAGATGAGTTGTAATAGTCCTTACCGTCTAGCTGAGATAGGAGTTGCTTGTCGATATACCTACCTTCGTATTCACCATACTTCTTACCCTGTAGTGGCACGAAGTTACCGTTAGGAGCTGTGGTAGGTAGTCCGTTAATAGCGTCTAAGTTTTGCAATGTCTCCATGTGAGCCTTGTTCTTGAGAGCAGACTCTAGGCGAAGTGCTGATGCTTGGAATGGACTAGCGATAGACTCGTCGAAGATGTAGTCTGGTACGTCTTTTAGCTCGTTACGCTTCTTAGCTGCTCGTAGGTCTAGCCCCTTAGCGTTCTTTAGCTGTGGATATTGCACGTCTATGTCGTAAATGCGTGGACTATGTAGACCGTTGGCGTATTGAGCGTGTTGGTCTACGGTTATAAGCCCTGTGTCTAGGTTAATATCGTTTCGTATCTTGTTTATCTTGACTAACTGGTCAAAAGCTACCCTCTCCTCGGGAGTTAGGTCGTTTACCGTGAGTTTTGTGTCATCTCCGTAGCGACGTGCTAGGTATTCGGGTGTTTCTAGCACTCTATAGATGCGTTCGTAGACTTGGGCAGGGTCTCCAGCCTTCTTAGCTGCTTCTTCCATCTTCTTTAGGGCGGTTACTGCAACACGACCACTGTTCTGTAAGAATGAAGTATTCCTAATCATGGTTGCGACAGCTTCTTTCTTCTGACCGAAGTTCTTAAAGAAGAGGCGACCTAGTTCTGCTGCACCTTTGTTGACTCTGTTGTCTGATTGGATAGCTTTTTGGGTCTGGTCAGTGATTTTATCACCACCTGCATCAACTTTTTCAATCCACCACTGTTGAGCTTTGTTATATCCCTTAGTGGCTTTGTTGTTGTATAAGAAGTTACCTCGTTTGAGCTTCTTACCGCCTTCACCTATAGCATCTACTGTCTCTGTAGAGTAATCTTCAAACTTCCTGCTTGCTGGTGGAGTGTAGGCATTGTTAGCAGTTGCCTCTGCATTAGCGGGCGTAGGAGTGGCTTGTACGATGTCTTCGGGTGCTGGAGCAGTTTTAGCTTTAGAAGCCGTCTGAGCGGTATCTACGGCTGTCTGACCAGCTTGTACGGTCTGGGTATTGGCTTGTCCTTGGTCATCTACGGCTCTAACAGCAGCCTCTCTAGTAGCTTTAAGCTCGGCTACTAGTTTATCTGACCTATCTTTAGCAGCCTGAACAGCAGCCTCTCTCTGGGCTTTGGTGAGTCCTGGGTTAGCCTGTAAGAAATTGCTTAGGTTCTCTTCTTCTTGCTTAACAATGTTATCTGCATCTTGTTTAACTTGGTAGGCTGGGCGGGTCGCTGGGTCTGCCTGTTCTGCTGCTGCCTTACGCCTGTTAAGTTCATCTCGGGCTTTCTTGCGGTCTAGTGCTGTACCTGCGGAGTCATTGGCTAACTCTTCTAGGTCTTTTTCAGCTGCGTTCTCAATACCCTTTTGCTCTATGTCTTTCTGGACTGCTTGGCTAGCTTCACCAGCCTTCTTGTTATCTATAAGCCTACCGCCTTCTACGATAGATGCTGTGCTTGCACCAGCTGCTTCGTCTGCTGCGTTGCCCTTAGTGAAGCTCTTGACTGCTCGACCAGGGAATACTAGACCACCACCTAGACCAAGTGCTACGTCTGTGGCTACTGATTTACCGCTTGTCTTATTACCTTCGGCAGCGTTCTGACCGATGTATCTAGCTGAGATTGCAGAGTCTTCTATGGCTTCGTCTAAGCCGTAACCTTTACGCATACGGTCAGCTAGGAACTTGCGTACTTTGCCAGCTTCACCAGCATCATCTACGAGCTTGGCTGCTCTATCTATAACGGCATCGGTGAGTTTAACACCTTTGGGGAACGCACTAGCTATCTTAGAAGCTGCGGTGGATGGAATAATGTATGAGCCTACTTCTAGCCCCACGTTAGCAGCCTTGTAGCCAGTCTCTATGCCCTGCTTAGTGGCGAACCTGTCTATCTCTTCGGCTTGTTTGGTTGTGGCTTTAGATACCCTGTTAGTGCCTTTACCAGGGGTGGCTAAGTCTACTAGACCTGCACCGCCTTGGACTAAGCCAGTAGAGACACGAGCCGTACTAGCAGCTAGCGTGTCTATAAACTTATTCTTAATGTCTTGGGCACTACCTGCATCGGGAGCTTTACCCTTAGCAAACTTCCTATTAGGTACTGCTGGAGTAGCGTTTAGCTTAGTAAAGTCAACCTTGGTAGGTGGAGTTGCTAGTGGCTTAGCTATCTTAGGAGCTGCTACTGGGGGTTTCTTAGTCTGTTGGAGTTGTTGGGGTTTAGCTGCTGGGGCGACAGGAGTCTGGGGCTTCTTGCCAAACATATCATTAACAGTCTGCACCTGTTGTCTCTGTATCTGTGGTGCAGGTTGCTGTTTTCGTTGCTGAGCTTGCTGAGCTTCTCTTTGCTTACGACGCTTCTTTTCGTTTTCGTCTTCGCCAAAAGCTCCTCGGAAGAAGTCTCCTATGCCTGTGAGTAGACCCATTTTATCCCCTTCCTACAGGGCTTGCTGCTCTGCGTATACGTTTCCGTAAGTTGCTTGAACCTTTGCTTTATCTTCGTCGCTTAGACCTGCTGAGTCTACTACAGCCTTAACAGCTGCTTGTTTAACGTCACTACCAAGTGAACTCTTGATGATTGAGTCAAGAGCGTTAATGGCTGCATCTGCACGACCTGCGTCGCCTGTAAGCCCTTTGATGGCTTGTGATGCTTGACCGTCTGTGCCTAACGTAGCACGAGTGACACCAGCGGTGTCTAGGTTGCCTTCTAAGTCGTTCCTTAGAGCTCGGAGAGCACCTACGTCGGTGGTCTCATCTACACGAGAGATGTTCCTCTTAGCTGAGTCTCGGTCAGTAGTGAACTTAGCACGTTGCTCGTTGCGGTACTGTCCTAGCTTAGCTTTGTCTGTCTTCTCGTTCGTACCAATAGTGTTAAGGGTATCTTCGTACCCCTTCTTAGCTTTGCCACGACCATCACCACGTTGGGTGCTGTCATAGCTACCGATTGCTGCATAACTCTGGTCAATCTGTGGTAGTGCATCTGTGTATTGCTCTGTAGCTTTGCCTCTTTGACTGCCGTACTGTGTTGTCAATTCTGCATCACGAGAGCGAACTAGGTTGTCTAGGTCACCGAAGAGGGCGTTGTAGATAGCATCTATTGAGCCAGCTTTGCCCTTGATTTCGCCTTTTAGTTTAGCTCGTACTGGTTCGTCTGGGTCTGCCTGAGCACCACCGCCACCGCCTGAGCTTAGGCTAGATGTGCTAGCAGTAGAAGCTTTTTGTGGGTTGCCTGGGTTGGGTTGTAACTTTAGTCCGAAAGCGGATGGGTCGCCACCTAGCATACCCTGAGAGGTGTTGCCCCACTCCTGTACGCCTTTTAGCCCAGCAGCTTTAACATAAATCTTACCGTCGTTGCCTCTCCAGTAAACGCCTTTTCCTATATTCTGTGCCATTTGTTTTTCTCCTTTTTTATTTTGAGTTAAGGTATAGTTCCGATTATAGCATTAAATCTATCGGTAGGTATAGTTTCCGTCGAATCGCCCCGTGTCCTTGCTCTGGTGCAGGAGTACGAAGCCAAGCAAGGTAAATGTTTCATTAAGCCCGCTGTTTTCAAACTTAACCTTTAGTGTGCGAGCATCTAAGTTAATCCCTAGGTCGTATACGGTGTGGCTACTATCTGTTTCGGATGAGACTACTGAGCTAGAACCACCATCTATACCTAGGTCACTATCGGTGTAGGTGTCCTGTTCAGACGTACCGAAGAGCAGGTCTCCGTACATATCTGTGCCTAGACCACCTGATGCGGAAGGGTTAATGGCTACTGGGCGACCCTGTGAGCCGTTCTCGGTAATGAATGAGATGGTTACGTTGCCAGTGGTGAAACGGAAGATAGGTCGGATAACATACCAGTACTTCTCTCGGTCAACCATCTTGCCCTCGAAGGCACGAGTAATGAAGGTAGCCTCTATAGCTGCACCCTTGTCGTTGTAGACGTTAGGTGTGAAGTAACAGACGTTAGATGAGCCATACTCCGTAAAGTAAAGCTTAGTTGTGCCGTCAACGTCTCTATCTTTGAAGGCGTACATACTATCGGCATTTATGTTATCCCAGTAAGCCCAAGCATAGAACCTTCGGTCGTAGACAATCATGGCGTTACAAGTGGTGTTAGAGTCTAGCGGTACAGATAGGAAGTACCTATCATCGTAGTAATAGCCCTTACATCTATCGTATTGAGCGGGGTTAATCCGTTGGATAAGTGTCTTAACTCGGGAGCTTAGTTCGTTAGTACGGATAGCTGCGTAGAAGTTAGGCTCGTTACCTAGGACATAGACACCCTTATCTGTTAGGAAGTAGCAGTCGTTCTCAACAGATGTTGTAGGACCGTGAGAAACTGCACCATAAGAGCTAGATATACGCTCGACTACGAAAGCACCAGTCGAGTTGAAGTACAGCTGGTAGATAGATTTTTCTTTGAATACGATTAAAACGTCTTGGAAGAAGCCAAGGCTAGTAACATACTGACCATCGTTCTTGTTGATGTCTATAGCCTGAGAGGTGTTGTCTCCTGTAAATACGGTAGCACCTGGTACGTTCGTGGCATCGTTAAGCTCGATAGCACCACCACCTACGGCTGCTGCACGAGTAAAGCGAGATGGTTCTGCGATAGGCGAGAAGTATAGTCTGAATGGCTGTCCTGGTGCTCCGAAGGCTACATGATACCCCTTATAGATAACTGAGGCTTTAGCTTTAGGCATTGTTCCTGGGCGGGTAACAGATGAGCCGTCGAAGACTACGCCACCGTTTACACCATCCCAAGCGTAGGTCTTAGTCCAGAGAGGAGTCATATTGATGTTAGCTGATGTATCTACTGTCACCCCTGATAGAGTCGAGTAAGCACCACTTTGGTACTTCTTGAGAACACCAGCATCGGATGTAATAAGGTAGTTCGAGGCTTCGGACATATACTGGCATAGACCACGAGGAGCTGTGCCTAGTGTGCCAGATAGGTTCGTGTAGCCCATACGCTTGCGAGCTGCTCCACCTTCTACATACTCGATGTTCTTAGTACCAGAGGTAGCTTCTTTATCGTTAGACAGAATATCCGCAATGAGTAGGTTAAGACCACGACTAGGGTTTAGTACCCTTGTCTCATCATAGGGGGCATTAGGAGATGTCTCCCTGACTTTGCCGTATGGATATTCATCCATGACTAAGCTCCTACATCACCTACGAATGTACCAGCTGCGTCTAGGTAGTGAACTGGGCTACGACGTTGGGCATTGTATGAACGCCCTGCTAGCTTGTTTAGTTCGTTATGGAATAAATCCCACTCTTGCTTAACATCAGCTCTGGTTGGGTTCTCGCCCTTCTTAGCGTAGACAAGTGCACCGATGGCAATGACTCGGGCGGATGGAAATGGTGCTGCACCTTCTGCAATAGTGCCACCTGAGCCTAGTGTAGGTGGTTGGTACTGGTAAGTAACAGTGGTGGCTGTGACTGGCTCTAGGATGTACCTGCCTGTAGTGTCGTCGAACTGTACGGCTACGCTTGTACCGCTAACATTAGCTAGGTCTGTCTCTGTTAAGCCATCGAACTCTCGATAGCCTTCGTAGTCCATGTCGGTTGGTAGTAAGCCGTCTATAGCGACTGCTGCACTCTTGATAGAGAAGTTCCACTTGTGGTATCTCCAAGCATAATTAAATGATTCTTGGATATATCTCTTGAGGTCGTCATCTGTTCCGCCTGGGTTCACTCGGTGTCCAAGCAGGTTGTGTAATACGTTAAGTACGTCGTTCTGATTGATTAAAGTCATTTGGCTACCCTGTACTGTGGAAAAGCTTTTTCCAAGTCCTTTACTAATTCATTGCTGCCATCTCGAGTTTCGTACCCCTCTTTGTCTGGGTGCTGTAAGTCGCTATGACCTGTTATTAAAATATCTGACTCGATTATGGCGTTCCATGTCATAGGTGGCATTGCTACTCCCCAGCGGAGACCCATAATTTCACTCTTGTTCTTCTTAATCAGCTTATTATCTCGGAAGTATTTAGCATCCTTAGCGGTAACATCCTGCTCTTTGCGAGCCTGTTTATTGTGCTTGCGTAGTAGAGAGTGGACTTTTTTCCACCTAACAACTCGGTCTTCTTCACGCATAGCCTTATCCGCTGCGGTATGACTATCGCTGTTGAAGGTTGTTTCTTTTGGGATGGTGAACTTTTTTTCTGTTGCTGCTATCATTTTGATTTCCTTCTTTAATCTCAGTATAGCAAAAAGCTCCCATTTCTGGGAGCTTAATGTTTTTAGCGAGAGTTCCTAACCGAAGTTTGTGAAACCTTTGGCTACGAAGTTTGCTTTCTCGTAACGACCTTCGAGAGTCGTTTCACCGAGGATAGCACCCTTTTCGTAGTCTCCGCCCTTTGGTGCATCGTAGTTGTTAGGAGCACGAAGGTCTGCGATAGCCCATGTGTCTTCACGAAGAATTGCGATGTTACCAGTTGAGCCTGCTGCGAGCACGTCGTTAATGAAGCGGTGCAAGAACATTTTGACTACGCCAAACTCTGATTCGTACACATCTACTGTGTTAATCAGACGCTTGTCTTTGACTTCGGTGAACTTAGTACTTCCAGCTGTGAAGCCAGAGATAATTCGCTTACCTAGAGAACCTACATATACTGCGTCAGGTGCTTTGGCTGATGTGCCCCAGACCTGTGCGAAGTAGTCGTTCATTAGAGTTTCTGTAAAGTCAGTTGCTGCGTTAGCGATTTTGTTAGTAGTAACTTGGTCGAAGATACCACCCATTTCACGAGCTGTTGATGCGTTACCTGCGGCAGCGACACCGTTGACGATGCTCCACTCAAGCTTGTTCTTGTAGTGAACCATTGACTTAGCCATGTGGTAAGCCTTTGGAGAAGTCATACCAGCGTGAACAGTTTGCTGTTCTGTGCCAGATACTTTCCAGTCCTGCTTGATGATTTGTGTGTAGTTAGTCTTGCGAGTTGGGTTTACTACGTCGCCTGCACCGTAATCAGCACCTTCAACTTCTTTCTTGTCTGTGCTGTTAGTAGTTGTTGCGTCGTAACTGTCTACGAGCCATGAGTGTACTGAACTCTGGGCTTTGCTTTTACTTAGTCCTGTTGACAACTGGTTCTCAGTTGGGCTTAGGTTAGTAATGATATTTAGTAAGTCCTCTCGTAGGGAAGGGTTACTATAGTTTGATGACATTGCCATATCTTTATCTCCTTATTGTTTGTTTTAACCTTCACAGTGTGTGAACTGCTATACCGTCAATATACCACATTTTATGAATTGCAAGCAATATCTGCAATTTATTTAAGACGACCTGCTTTTATCTCTGCGTCAAGATAGTCGGTTAAAGCTTGTTCTCCGCCTGTCTGTACAGACTCTAAGACGTTCTGGTTAGTAAGTGTAGTGGCTACATCTTGAGTTCCACCACCTGTAGGCTGGACTGATTCAATAGAAGTCTGGACTTGGTTATCTGCTACACCTCTTTGGTATTGCTGTTTAAGTGCATCAAGCAATCTGTCGGCAGCTTGGGTTGGGGTGATAGCTACACCTTTATCGAACTCTGCACGACGGATAGCGTGAACCATATCTCGTAGTTGTTTATTCTCTTTTAGTGAGCCGTACTTATCAAAAGCACCATCCCACAGTTGTCGCTCGGAGTTTTGGATAGCCATCTTACGTTCGTAGTTAGCCTCGAACCGCTGTTCGGCAGTAGTCATTAAGTCCTCGAAGAACTTACCGATAGACTCTTCGTCTTCTGCATTAACATTGGTTGGGTCTGGCATATCTGGGGCTGGAGCTATATCACCTACTACGGACTTCATATAGTCATCGAATGACTGTTCTGGTTCGGGAGTAGGAGTAGCTACAGGTTCTGTAGGCGTAGGAGCAGGCGGAGTTTCCACAGGCTGTTGTGGCTGTGGAGTCGGCTCTGTCGGCTGCGGAGTTTGTTGAGGTGGTGTCTGAGCTGTTGGCTCTGTAGGTTGGTCGCTTACGAATAATTGCTGAAAAGGGTCGCCCTGCTGTTGCGTAGGTGCTGGTTGCTGGGTTGGTTGACTTGGTTGCTGTTGAGCTGGTTGCTCAGGCAATAGTGGTGCAGTAGTAGGTGCTGGTGCATCCTGTACTGTTGGTGAGATGCCTACTGCTTGTGCTACGGCATCTATATCTGTTGGTGTTGGTTCGCTCATATAATTTTCCTTTCATTTACTAATCTCTATCGAATATAACAATAATAGCACAATTTGGGTTATCGCACATAAAAGCGTTCCACTCGGTTTCACTAGGGTCACGCACTAGGTTTTTATGCTTGCAGTCGGAGTCGTTGACGGATATTAACTCGTCTTTAGATACAGTCTCAACCACCTTACCACCATGTTTAGCGGTAACTTTATCTGGCTGTGACTTGAGACTCTCGGAGTCTTCTCGTCTAGTTTTGTTTTTGGTCATTGGTGATTTGCTCGATGTTTTCTTCTAGTGCTACAACTTCTTGCTTGGCTTGGACAGCTTCGGCTTCTTTAGAGTCTAGTAAGTTACGGATACGAAGTATGCCTCGTACCTGTCCATGAGCTGATAGATAGTCGTCGTAAGCTAGTGGCTTCTCTTGGGTTAGCGTATTAACTACGAGACTAATCTCACCGTCAATTATCTCGAACAGTGTTGGGGCTGAGTCTTTTAATGCCTTGACTTCCTGCCCCTGTTTTAGCCTAGTGCGGGCTGCTTCAAGCTTGTTGTGCATCTGTAGCATATAATCGTCTTGTGCCATTTTCTTCTCCTTACATTACTAGATTATTAACATTGCGAACTGGGAACGTATTAGGCATTGACTTGCCGTCTGTCTGGACACCATCACCTTCTGGTGGAGTCACAGCTCCCGCATCCTCGGGGCTGAGGGGTTGCTCGAGGGCGGGAGCGTTGGGAGATTCGGGCGGAGTCACTTCTGTAGGGCTAGTCGGTAGTTGCGGTGTGATGCTGCCTTCGTCGGCAAGTATATGTGTAGAGTTCTCGTTGAAGTGTTCGCTGCCTCTTTGTAGGAAATATCCGAAGTCTAGGTTAAGGGCTTGGTTAGGGTCTTGGGTTCGGGCTGCCTGTTCGACTGAGCTAGCCTGTAAGCTCATTGCGAAGTCCTTGTAATCTAGGAAGTCCTTTTTCTTTTGGTCTTGGCTTATTGGCTCGAAGCTACCGTCATCGACTTTAACACCGAAGATGCCTACCATATCCTCTGGTCGTAGCACTTCTGTCTTAGCTTCACCTCGTACTTTAGTCTCTGTTACTACGTCAGTACGCATAAACTGTTGGGTGTTGGATAGCCACATCTGACCGACTTCTCTCCAGCTTCTTCGGAAGTTAGACCGCATGAAGCCTACCTTCTCGGCAGCAGCTTCCATGATGCGTGTAACACCTGTGGCTGTGCCCTGTGTCTGGTCTGTAGCGGAGTTAGGTACGCCTGATGCGTATTGTGAGATGGTGGCGTTCTCGATAGCTGAGTTAATCATATTAGTAGCAATCTGGATGTTATTAGCATCTGGGCTAGGGAACTTAAATTGCTTAGGCATCTCGCCTCGGAAGCGTATCTCGCCACCTGGCTCTATAATATATGGCTCTACAACTGAACCTTCTTCTATAGCAATCATGCCGTCAGCCATATTATGTGAGTCCATGAAGTGATTGAAGATGTCGTTAGCAGCAGCTTGTAGGGTTTCGCTGTTCTCAAAGATACTCTCGCCCCAGAACTGGTAAGGCTTGCGACGGATGTAGAAGGCTACCATTGGGTATTTCTTGTGCCAGTAGACGTTCTCACCCCTGTAAAGCTCTACCCAGCCCTTATCGCCTTCACCGTAGATAACGACTTCGTTATGCTCTTTATCCCAGCACTCATATATCTGAGCCATCTGAGTTGTGGTGTCTAGTGAGTTAGGGTCGGTAGTAGTTACTAGGCGGTTGCGAGAAGCTTCGTACTGTGCAAACTCGTTAGTAATAGCACCAGTCTTTAATTCGCCTACCTTAGCCTTGTCGTACTTAGGGTTGCGTTGTAGCTCATAGACTGGAACTTGGTCAGTTACGATAACCCAGGGCGACTTCTGTAAGGACTTCGCTCCAGGCTTAATAAAGAAGTTAAATATGTTAATACCACTAAAGGCGTTATAGCCTTCGGTGGCAGACTTGTTTTCTACCTGAGCATAGTCGACACCTGTGTCACCTTTAACGTATGATTTGTAATCACTTTTGCGTTGTAGGTAGGGGGCACGACCGATGCCCTGACCAGTAACACAAGCGTCGAGCATAACACCTAGTAGTTCATCTGGGATGCTGTCTTCCATGAGAGGGCAGTCATAGTCGTAGTCAAGCTTCATCTTGACCTTCTCAGTCTTCTTATTCATGTCATCCATATATAGGTTGAACGCATCTTTATTAAGCGTATTGACTGGTAGGGTACGGACATTGACTTCCCAACCTGGTCGGTATTGGATAAAGCGTGAGATTAAATCCCAGACTTTGCTGGAGATAATAGGCATATATACCTTGGAACGCCAAGGTGCAAGGCTCTGGTCTGTGATGTGTGCGTACATATCGTCGTACCACTTAGACCATTTTTCGAATAAAGGTATCTGATAAGTCTTAGCGATGTCATAACGTGACTGCCATTTAATACGCTCATCTTCGGGGTTGATGGCTCGTTTCTTCTCTTCTTGTTCTTTTTGTGGTGGTGTTGAATTACCGTCTTTAGGTTGGTCAGTTTCAAACCCGCCTTGGGCTGCTTGTAGCTTGCGTAGTTCTTCTATCGGGTCGTTAGTTTTGGTTTTTGGTGGCATTTTATTTCTCCAATATACGTTTATCTTATCACTTATATGTCTAGTAAGCGAGGGTCATTTGTCTGTCTTTTTAGGTATTTAGATACAGCGACTCTGGCATCATGGTAATCCATAGGGGCTACGGTAGTTCTGCGTAGGTAAAAGTCCTCTTCCATGTTTGGTCTTTTGGGGCTGTCATATAGGACATACTTTTTCCTGCGAGAGCCGTCATCCCAGATAGTAGCTGGTAGGAACTCTAGTCCACAGAGCAGTAAGTAGGCTGCGAGTGCTGTGTCATCAGTTATAAAGTATTTATCTTCCATTATGATATTAACCTTCCTGTAGATGAGTATACCTTTTTTGCCTTCTTTGGTGTACCCGCTCCGCTCATGTGGTCGTTTACGAGGTAACGAATAGCATCCATAAGGTGATTGTTCTTGTCTTCTGGAGTTTCAGATACTTCTCCCCAGGCATCCCTAAGACGCTTGTAAGATTGGAACTCTTTAATTGTAGCAGTACAGTTACGCCCTACGAATAGCTTGGGTTTACCGCTACCTTCTCGAACATAAAGCTTAGTCTTAACCTGTCGGATACCGTTCTTAATGGAGTCCTTACCCTTTTTACTTGGGGTAACGTAGACTCGGTTATCGCCTAGTGACTTCTCTCGTAGGCTGGCTATCTCCATCGCTCCAGCTGAGTCTCCTATAATGCGAGTGAAGTATTGGTCGCCCATCTTCTCGTGTAAGACTCGTGCCATCTTATCTATTGGTAAGTCTGGTAGGTACACTTCGTCATATATATACCAGTTATCGTCTTTATCTATAGCAACGAATACGGCAGCAAAGGGGTCTTTAAGACCGAAGTCCATACCTATAGCGAAGGTGACGTTCTCTCTTGGGATAAGGTTAGGGTTAATGACGTGGATGCGGTCATCAAACTCGTTATATACAAGGGTAGATGGCGTGGTGAACTTAGCTTCCCACTCCTGTACCCACTCGTCTATCTTGCCATCTCGGATATATTCAGCCTTAGTGTCGTTCCACTCTTGGACTCTATGTGTAATAGACGTGTTGTCGAGCATGGTTGCGTGGCTGTAGAACCATCGCTTGTCGTGGGCTGGGTCGCTAGACTCGGCAATAGACTTCTTAGCAGCCTCTACTACATCATAGAAGCTGTTATGCACACCATCTGGGGTAGAGCTAAAGATAGCCCAGCCTTGGTTGTCTGCTAGGGCTGGTCGGACAATCTTACGCCATGTATCGTTTGCGTATTGGAAGAAGGCGAACTCGTCTAGGACTGCTCCCATGAGCGAGACTCCACGCAGGCTGTCTGGGTTGTTTGCACCTTTAAGATAGATGCGAGAGGGTGTATTTATGCCCCTATGGTCGGAGTCTATGTTATAGCCAAGGATGCTCTCGGTCTCTAATTTATAATGTAACGGTTGAAACTCGACGAATAATTCTGACTCGTTGGTGTCATTGACGATAGCTCCTGGCACTAACACCTTGAGAATATCGTTCCAATAGATTGACTTAGCCTGGGTGTATGTAGGTGCAATGATGTAATAATTACCTGGCTTTTCTAGTGCCTTGAGCATCGTGTATAACGCTATACCTAGTGATTTTCCGCTTCTTCGACCCCACACTAGAGCCTTGAAACGAGCTGGTGAAAGCATCATCTCTCTCTGTTTTTCGTGTGGATACAGTAATGTGTTGCCCATTTTCCGCCTTTCGACATTTTTGTGCTTGACTTAATAATACCACGTTGTGTTATGATAATTTCACTATGAAACAAACCATCAAGTATGATACTATCGGCTTAAGCACCTCTCAGGGTGCAGCCGTTGATGCTTTCAACATAGTCCAAGTAACCCAGTAACTCTTCGGAGAAGCTGGGTTTTTTGGTTGGAGCAGTAGCTTAGAGGGTGCAACTCCCAAAGCTATACTCCTATCGACTCTCGACTAGCGGGCAACGGCATGAACGAGATGGTATAGCGAGCTACTGTGGTGCTATTAGGGTAACACCGTGTCTGCCGACGACGTGCGTTTGCAAGCAACTCCCCTAAACTTTCACAGAGGTCAATCTGTTGAGGGGTAGGGGGAGTGTGTCCAACTTCTGTACATTTGCAAGTATTTAGATGCGATTACTCCCCTTTGTTACGTCAAAGGGGTTGGGGGATTAACGAACAAGTATCCTTTAAGCAAACAAGGTGATATTATTAAATTATGTAACAAAAGAAACCAAAAATGCCTGAATCTATCACCTCATCACCAGAATTATTCAAAGAAGAACTCAAAAGAGGCATTACTCAAAATCACAAAAAACTGGAACACGCTAGACTCCAGCCCGACAATGAAGACAATATCCGCTTATATACCGACCGTATGAATAACGGTTTACAGAATTACTTTGCTTCATTTGTTCAGGTTGACCATGAGTGAGAACATACAATCCCGCCTATTTAATGGTCGCCTAGCGTGGAATAATGACGACTTAGTGTGGTCGCACTTATATGAAGTTCCGAGCGAACCTGAGCCTTCTGTGCCTATCCTGGAGTTACTTATTAACGATGGTCAGTTGGAGCTTTGGAATGAAACCACCTAGTTGGCACAACGGACACCCCAAGAGAGAAAAACGGAGGACTATCATCATCTATTCTGGGAAGCTAGGGAGTATAAGGGTTCGTATGAGAGGGCATTTAGAAATCATGTCGGCTTAGTCATACCGCTAGACAAACAAGTCCACAGTTACTTACATTTTGTAGTACCACCACCACCAAAGTTTACTAAGAATGAGATGTCTGATTGTATAGATTTTGTTAAACAGGGTGAGGAATATGACAGCGAGACTAATAGGTTCTGGGGTGCGGAAGCAGTTATGAGATACACCATCTTCTTAGAGATGGACGCAAGGCATGACAACGACAAACGTATGCACAACATCAGAGATAACCTAGCCCAGCAAATAGGTGTGATGGCTAACAACCATACTTATGAACGCCCTATATGATACAATTTAATTACAGTAACCATAACGAAAGAAAATGAGGTAAATATATGGGAAAAGAAGTCTTCGGTGAATACTCTGCCTTCGATAGCAGTAAAGGTATTCGCTTCCAAAAAAGTAATAAACTAGTAAGTGAAAGCTCTGTACCGCCAGAAGTTGTCTCTTATCTTAAAAGTAAACTAACTATCCCTGAGTTAGACTATCCTAAGCCAACTCCAGAAGAGCTAGCTAAGATGAAGGCTGAGTCACTTAAAGTAGCACCTGGGCTAGAACTTACACCCGAAGAAGAGGCTGCTCGTGCAACTGCACCACCACTAGAAGTGAGTGATTTTGTTGAACCAGATGGTTCATTTAATCCAGTACCAAACGATGAACAGCCCGAACTAACAGATGACCAGATAGCAGCGATAGGTGCTAGCACTACGCCTTCTGTAGACACAGAGTTCATGGAGCGTAGTTCCATCTATACAGCAGATATTAAAGATATCGCTCAGGTACTATATGACCGCTTCGGTGTCTATACTATCTATCTTAATGCCACACCGCAGACAGATGAGATTAACCCACTAACAGGTGAAGCATTTAGTCGCTACCACCAGGGTATTGCCTACCAAGCGTTAATCCGAGCACGAGGCTCAGGCTTCTTTAACCGAAACCCAGAGATAGGTGCAGAGTTAATGACTAAAGGTAGAGTTGCTCACGAGAATTACGTCAAGGAAGTTGGCGACCCCCGACAACCAGAGGCTACACAGCCTGATGCTACCCAAGCTACACCTGATTCATTCGCCTATAGGACTAGTCCATCAGCTAACGCTACTACCCAGACCCACTATATTGCCCACGAACCAGACCCAACTACAGGTGAAATAAGGGCTGTTCGTAGAGAAGTGCCTCAAGAGGCTCAACATCAGGGTAAAGTTAATAACTCCCGCCAACGATTTGATAATAATCAAGATGAGATGATAGTCGAACCTCAGTTTGGTCAACAAGTCATCCGCCCGAACTGGTAAGTATGCAGTCACTCAGTAGCGGAGATAAGGAGTTCATCAAGCTTACCGAGTCTGGTACTAAGCCTAGCCCAGCGTTTCGTGAAGCGTACCCAGACCACCCAGCTACACTAGCTTATCTTCGTACTGAGCCTGGCTCACCAGATAGAGTAAAGGCATCTAGTGCACTAAAAGATGCTGCCAAGGGGAAACTCAAGGCAAAGTATATGACTGATGCTATCACTACCTATGCGGATAAGATGGAGAAGTTCTCTGAGTTATCCCTGGCAACTGCTACAGACTTGGTACAGAACGCTCGTAGTGAGAAGGTTAGGTCAGACCTAGCCATAGAAGGCATACGTCATAAGATTGGAAGTCCTACCGTTAAAGCTCTTGTAAAGGAAGAGAAGACCGTCTATCTGACATTCGGAGACCCCCCATCCGACGACGACGTGGAGCGTGACCGAGGTGAAATAATTGACATCTAGTGCACTTATACGAGTGAAGCTTCTCGATACGCTTACCCGAGTGTCTAAGCCCACTATGCTTTGTATGATTATTCCACTCCTGTGCTTCTCTATATGAATTAAAAGTCCTCTTACCATCACAACTATAGTGGTTGGACTTACCCCACTTATCTGTTTTTCTCATACCACTCCTCTGCCCACTCTCCAATAGTGGGTACTTTAGTTTCTTCTGATTCAATAGTAAACTCTTGTGCATAAGGATTTATATAATTTGGATTAGATAGAGGCTTTGTATACTGGTATACAGCTCCGCCTTCTACAGTCTGCCAGCCACCAAGACCCATAGTAAGACCCTTCTTAAAATCATTATCTATCTTCTTGAGAATTGCTGGCGTGCTTTTAGACTTCTTTACCACCTCGTACTCCCTCGTAGATTATCTTAATTAGATATACGAAATATATAGCACAGCCTATCATAGAGAATAAAATCACTACGGCTAGCTCAAGTAGAACGATAATAATTAGTAGGTCAATCATTCGCTACCTTCCCACTTAGCTTCTATAGGTACAGCTCTCTTAGGTGATGTGAAGTAAATTGGTGGGGTTTCTACTGCGACCCTGCCTATTTCTTGGTGGTTAGGCTGACAGTGTTTGTCTATTGCCTGTTCTATTTCTGGTTCTTCCAATCGTTCGGTTTTATTCATTTCTTATCTCCTTCTACCTTGTGATTTTTTAAGTGCTTAATTCCCATAACTTTACTACCAAATTCTGCGTCACAGTCTGAGCAGACCCATAGCTTAATTAGTTTTGTCATTACTGATTCCTTCTACCTTGTATTGTTTGGGGTTGGGGTAGCGTTCTTGATATACCATCAGTTTGTAGGCAACCCTCATCGCACATCGCTGTGATAACCGCCTCGACTACATTGCTAACAACACCATTACCGCATTGTTTATAGCGTTGGGTGTCTGAGCCTAGCGTCCAACCGTCCGGCCAGCTCATCAGGCGTTCACACTCGGTGGGGGTTAGTCTGCGTATTCTCGGTACATCTATAACTAGATTATCTTTCTGGACTGAGGTAATCGAATTAGTTTTATCCTCAAGCTGTGGTTCTAGTGTTTGACCATTCTCTCGACCACGTTGGGCTGCTATATGTATCTTTGTCATTACGCCACCTCCTTGTCCTGTCGGTATCGTAGGCATAGCACCGTCAGTATTGTATGTTCTTCTTATTTGTTCGTGTCTACCTGGCCAGACTTCTTCGCTGATATAGCCTGCGACTGTAGCAATTTGTTGGCGACTTCCTGTGATAGGAAATACTTGTCGTCCACATTCTCCTCCAAGATGTCCGACAATGAAGATACGCTCTCGGTTTTGGGGGACACCAAAGTCTTTTGCGTTAAGAACTTGCCATTCGACGACATACCCAAGGTCGGTGAGAACCCCAATGATTGTCTGGAAAGTTTTGCCGCCGTCGTGACTAAGTAAACCTTTGACGTTTTCAAGCAGAATATGTTTGGGTCTTTTGTGGGATAAAATCCGTGCGATGTCAAAAAAGAGAGTCCCTCTGGTGTCGTTAAATCCATGTCTTTTACCAGCGACAGAAAACGCTTGGCAGGGAAATCCTCCCACCAAGAGGTCGAAGTCTGGGAGTTCGGCAGCATTGATTGTTGTTGCGTTTCCGTAGTTGATGTGTCCATTGAAGTTCCTTTCGTAGACTTTGATTGCGTACTTGTCGATTTCGGAGTAACCAACACAAATGGGCCAGTTCCGTGATTGTTTCGATAGGTCGGCCATATTCCGTCTTGATGGTATATGTTGTAGGCTTCGTGTCCGCTCTTGCCCTTCACGTTCCCAATCTTTAATAGCATTTTGTATTCCAAGTTCAAATCCTCCTACGCCCGAAAACAGGCTTAAATACTTCATGACTCTCCTTTGTGTTGGTTGGTTAATTGGGTTAGGCGGCCTTCAATGTATGGCCCAGTTCCTACCTCCCACGGTAGCGGTATCGACTCGTGATGTTCTTTTACCCCGCCCAGCTCATCAATCCGCCCCCTCAACTCAGCTTCTTTAATCTTATTGGCTGTGTATTGGTCGAGGGC